TTTCTGCTTCATCCCCGGTATCGGCTGGACGTTTGACGCCTACTGCGAGCGGGAAAAGTTGAAAAAACTTGACAATCGCGCGGCTTGGGCGTATAAGGCTTCGTGTCTGGTGTTGGATTGGTTCGGACAAAACATCGGCGAACCGCTACACGCATTCGTGGACGAAGAAAACCGCGGAGCAATTTTCATGGCAAAGAAACTCGGATTCAAAAAGCAAGAAAACAAAAACGGCATGGTCGTTTTGCGAAAGGAGTTTTAGCTATGGGCGGATTTTTCGACTGGATGTTTGGCGGCGACAAAAAAGAATCAGAACCAACCCCTCCTCCGGCTCCGGCTCCGGAAGTAAAAGACGTCGGTAACGTCGGCGATGTTGGGAGTCTGGAAAGCCAAGCGGCTGCTCGCCGACTCGCGCGCATGAGCAAATATTTCACAACTCCGACCGGAGTTATGGGCGGCGAAACGGGCAGTTCGGGCGTGTTTTAGCATGATCGACGTATCGCTCATCAAAAAAGAATTTTCCTCCGTCAAGGCCCGCCGCGCTCCGTGGGAAAACGTTTGGGAGTTGATCGCCCGATATATTTTCCAGCGTAAGCAAGGCTTCACCACAATTTCCGCCCCAGGCGACTTCTACACGCATGAAGACGTCCTCGACAACACCGCAGGTCAAGCCCATCAGACCATGGTTTCGTCTCTCGATGGCGCGCTTTGGAAAAACGGCGGACGCACTTTCCGGATCACCAAACCCCGACAAGCGCGGGATACCGAAGAGATCAAAAAGTTTTATCGCGAATGTAATTTCCGCATCCAATCGCAAATGGAGCACGAGAACGCCGGGTGGGGAACCGCGCGGCAAGAAGCGTTGTCGGAGGGAACAGCCTTCGGCACTGATGCGATCGGAGTATTTAAAGCCCGCCCGGGGCAGAAGCACAAAGTCGAATATCGTGCGATGCCCCTTAAAAACCTTTACGTCGTAGAAGATGCTCGTGGCAGAGTCATCAAGGAGTTCTACGAGTACGAGTACGACGCGTTTCAGCTTGTGGACGAGTACGGCGACGCCGCGAAAACGGACAAAGTAAAAGCCGCGCTCGAAACAAATAATCGCGATACCAAATTCAAGACCCTCTGGCTCGTTCGTCCGAATGAGTCAAAAGACCAAATCAAAATGTCCTACGAGTCGATCCACATTTTGTGCGATGACGATTTAGTTTTGCGTCACAGCGGATTCTCTGGAAACAGCATTGTCGTGTCCCGCTTTTACAAAAACGAAGGGGAAGAGTACGGGCGGTCCCCCGGCTACAATGCCCTCTCTCCGACGATCGAACTGAACGGCGTCGTGGAGATCATCACGCAGGGCGGGGAACTGACCGCTCTCCCGTCGTGGTATGTTTTGGACGATGGCACTTTTGGAAATGGGACCATTGACCGGTCGCCTGGTGGGGTCATCCCCATCGACGTAACATCCTCCCGGATCACAGGGATGGCACCGATCGGTCAGATCGGGGCGGTGGGGTCTTTGATGCCCCTTCTGAAACTCATGGAAATGCTTGTTCTTGAAATCAAGATGCACTTCCTGAACGATAAGCTGACAGATTTAAATAACACCACGCGCATGACGCTCGGGGAAGCGCAGATCCGAAACGAACTCCGAGCGGATAACACAGGAGCGATTTTCTCGCGGCAGTTGGAAGAAAAGTTTACTCCTGTGATTCGGCGCACGATCGCGATTTTGGAGGAAGAGGGCGAACTCGGGGTCGAACCCGGGTCGGAGATGTACGCGCAACTCGTGGCTGCGGGGATTGAGCCGCTTGTGATTCCGGAAGAGTTGCTGATATTGCGGGAACAGGGAGTCGAGATCTACCCGATCGAATATATTTCTCCCGCCGCAAGGATTCTCAGGTCGGAAGAAATTCGCGGGCTCATGAGTCTTTGGCAGTTCGCCGCGACATTTTCCGCTGCGGCGCCCGAGCTCATGCTTTGGCTCAACAAACGAAAAACTATGCCGCTTGTGAAAGAGCTTTACGGAGCCCCAGACGACTCCATCGTTTCCGAAGAAGAGTTTGAGGTTGCGTACGAAGACTACAAAAAACAGATGGCACAACAGCAGCAAATTCAAGCCGCGGCGCTTGCTGCTGAGATCGCGAAAAACACAGCCGCGGCCAACCAACAAAACGCTCAGGCATTAGCCACTCGAAGTGGACAAAACGGCCTGATTAACGGCGGCGGCGCTGGACCGCAGGAGATGATTCTATGAGCGAAAAAACACCGGAAGAAATAGCAAAAGAGATGGGGGAAAAAGAATCCGCGCGAGCGAAGGCGAGACAGATCATCGAGGAAGCGCGGATAGCGATCAATGCGGCGAAAGAAAACAAGAACGTCGAAATCCTTCTGCGGTATATCATGCGGGTTTCGGGGTTTCACCAGAAGCCCGTGGTGGTCGGTGCGGATGGTGACGTGAAAGTCAATTCCACCCTTTTCAACTCAGGGCGCGAAGCGCTCTATCACGACATACGGGCCTTGATGTCCGTCGAAACCAAAAACATCATCGAGAGGAGTGAATAAAATGCTCACGAAAATTTTTCCGTTCATGAAAGTGTTTTTCTCATTTGCAGATGGGGATGGTGCGCCTCCGCCCGCAACGCCGCCCGCGACCCCTCCGGCGACGATCACTGCCGAGTCTCTCGGCGCGCTTCAAGGCGACGGCTTTCGAGCAATCCTTCCGAAAGAGTTTGCGGCGAAACCGTACATGAAAGACGTGAACACGTTCGGCGACTTTGTGAAAAAATTTGACGGAGCGCAGACGTTGCTTGGACAGCGCACGACGCCAGATGACAAAGCAACGCCCGAGCAGTGGAAAGAGTTTCATGCAAAGACCGCGCCCGCAAAACCGGACGATTACAAACTTCCGGACACGATCGAAGGAGTGAATCCCGAGATCACGAAAAAGGAGTGGAAGCGAAGTGGTTGAAGTCCCTGTTTCACGAAGCCGCGTTGTCTTCATACCAGGTTTCTGTGCTGTATCCGAAGTTCATGAAAATGATTTCGGCAGCGGAAGCAGCGGACAAGAAAGCCGCGGACGAACGCTTCGTGAAACTTTCTTCCGAGACGTTCAAAGACCAGAAAGACACCGTCGTCACGAACGCGAAGAAGTTTATGGCCACGCACATCCCCGCCGAAATGCAGCCGATGCTGAATGAGCTTGGCGAGAAGGAGCTCACGCTTCTCATCGCTCTCACCGACGGCATGGCGAAAAAGTTTACGGGCGAAGATCCGTTCCGCGGGATTGGCGGCGGCGCGCCCGGTGGTGGGGAAAACAAAGATCAACTCGTCGCGCAAATGCAGGCAATCCAGCGCGATCCGTGCTACTCGGACCCGTTCAAAGACCGTCCGAAACACGCCGAACTTCAAGCGAAAATGGAAGTGATTCGCGGGAAGCTGAAAAAACTTCAAGCAGGGAGTTGACATCAGTACGCCTTTGTGGTATTAGTGTCGCGATTAAAAGCATTTAACTTTCCAGAGACATTCGAGTAATCGTCCGGGTTTCCCGGGGACCGACGAAAAAATATCTGGGTCAACCAAAAAGAAAGGGAGTCAGTCATGAGCTGGGATACAGTGCAAATCACTGAATTCAATGCCGCTCTTGATGTGCAAGAGCAGCAAATGACTTCCCGCCTTTTGCCGCTTGCGATCAGAAAACCGATCAATGGTGATGATTTTGCTTACGACGGCCTCACGGAAGTCCAGGCATATCACGCGAATGGCAGGAACCCCGATATTCAGCCCCTCGAGGCTTCGTTTACCCGCAGGAAAATGTCCCGGGATCGTGTTGTGGTGACTTTGTTGGTGGATAACAAGGATGTGCGCGGGATGCTCACCGACCCGCAGAGCCAGTTGGCTCAACTCTGTATCGCCGCTGTCGAGCGCGAAACAGATCGTGTGATTTACGACGCGCTTTTCGCGTCTGTCTACACCGGTCGCAATTTTGGGACCACGGTGACGGCAGCGGCGGACGGCGTGGTTACGGTCGACGCAACGGCCGGTTTCACGTACGAAAAGTTGCTTGAGATCCGCGCC